GTGTTCAAGAAGAACGCCTCATTCTTTTTCATCTCCGTGGCATGTCGAAAGCTGCAGCGGGACGCGCAGCTGGATATAGGGATAATGAGCATGTTTACAAAGTATTTAAGAAGCCAGCAGTACAAAAGATGGTTGCTAAGATGCGCGAAGAATTCAAAGAAGACATTAAATTTGATAAACAAACAGCGACAAGCATGTACTTGGAAGCGCACCGTAAATCTGTAACAGCGACAGAAGAGAAAGTTATCACCGATTCATTGTGCAAGCTCCACGGTCTATTTGCTCCAGAGCATGCAACACAAATCAACATCAATCTGGATAGAACTGTAGAGCAACTAGAGAAACTACCAGATTCTGAATTACTCAAGATAGCGGGAACTGATAACCAATATCTTATGCCTAAAAAGGATGGAGAAAAGAAAGATTAAATACATCCACGTTAACCAACATAAGATAAAGGCTAACTTAAAACATGGTACGAATGAGCCAGTTATAACTGTGAAAGAAGGTAAGAATAATACCTATTGTCACGAAGTAACTATAAAAGGTGATTCTACTGTTCGTTATGGTGGTACAGATAAACCTATCCTACCCTGCGGAGCTAGAGTAGTTATTGAAACTGAAGCAGAATTAGAGATTGATGGAAATAAAAAAGATTGAATGCCTAACGTGTAAAGCGTTACATCCAGATACGTTGTACCCGAGCGACGATCAGATCTGCGTGTACTGTAAAGCCGATGAAGCGGAACGTATTGAAGAACCTGTAATCGAAGAAACTCTAGAAGAACCAACTCCAGAAGAAACTGAACAACTAAAAGCCCAAAAAGAACTTGCATTACGAGCCCTGGCCCGTAAACACTTGTTACCGTTCGTAGAACGTTTCAACCCAGATTATGTTCCAGGTTGGGTACACAAGGACATATGTCTACGGTTGGAGAAGTTTAGTGAAGATGTAAATAATCAAAAGTCACCTAGACTTATGTTGTTTATGCCACCTCGACACGGTAAATCTACTTTAGCTTCTGTTGCGTTTCCAGCTTGGCATTT